GTGCAACCGCCACTTGCCACATTCGGCTACTACTCGCACAAAGTTCATCGTCCTAGCTCGACTAGCTTGGCATCGTCAGCCGTAATCGTCGCCGCTAATTTATCCAGATTATTTGACTGACCAGCGTAATGAATGCACATCGCATCGGTGTATCGGTCTAGGCCAAAGTGTTCCTCAACGCTTGTCATGCAGTTGTAAACAGGGTCAAGATCGGTCAGCGGGATGTTCCAGATATGCACCATAATGTTCATCCAGGTTTGTTCCGCGAAGTGGTTGGGTAGTAGTCCTAGTGGTGGCATAGAGAGTGCGCCTACTGCCTTGGATGAGATAACAAACACGCCAGTGTTGACGTAGAAGCGTGGGTCGATGATTGCGCCGAAAGCACCAGCGAGCTTACCCATCGCCAGCTTGCGGTCTAAGAACGCACCTTCATCAAAGGCACAAAACACGCCAGCGTCTTCGCCTATGTTGGGGCAATCTTTAGTAATAAGAACATCCGAGTCAACAAAGGTTACTTGGTCGTAGCCCTTAGTAGCCATGATGTTTCCTATGGCTGACTTGCTGTACTGGACAGGATCGGTAAGTGGCTTCTCCAGTGCGATGAAGTCTATCTGGTGACGCTGGCAGTAGGCTTCCATGCGCGGCTTAGTTAGGTCTAGGATCTTCTTCCACTCATCTCCGAATGCTTGGGTGACTAATGCTTTTTTCATTTTACGTCCTTCCATAAGACTCCGTTTTCATCTAGGTCTGAAGACCAGATCATAAGGCGATTGTAGGTTGGATAACCCAACCCGAATCGCATAAAGGTAATGCTGATAAAGTCTCCGATGTGATAGCAGATCCATGATAGGGCGAGTTTCATTAGCAGTCGTAGAAATCGTCCTCTGCTTTAACGCAAAGAAGATCAGTAGCCTTATCCAACAATTCCTTTACAGGATCAACTACAAGCTCTCCGTCCTTCAAGATTGTAATGTCGGACATCTCCACCGCATCTACAACCTCCGCCATAGAATGCTCACCCGCCCTGCAAGGTCCAACGTCTTCGTAGGATGTCTCGTAATCTGGCGCGCCTGTCGCAGTGTACTCTTCGCAGTTCCAGTTGAATGATACTTCCGTCTCTTTCATAATCTTGTCACCTCTTTCTTTATTTGTGCGAGCGTAAACAAACACCGAACCAATGCACGCTCTAAATGATCGCTGGCAGTTTCGCCGTTGTTGTCAGGGCAAGGCGTGGACTTGTGGAGTTGCATCTGGGCTGTTGCTAGGTGGCGAATTGCTCTAGCAATATGGTAATCGTGGGTTGGCCTATCCTTCAGCAACCAATCCCCATAAGCCGACTTGTCCGACCCCTTGCCCATAACACGCCACGTTATAGCTGCCGCTTCGTCACCCATCTCGGCTATGGTTGGAGCAGTCATTTTCTCCATTCCTTTATGCAATACCAAGCAATCATTAAGAAGAATGCGGCATTCAACAAGCGAAGCACCATGTCAGCAATCTTTATGAATAAGTCCCATGCCTCACTCATAACTTACAACCTGGAGGCGTGTAGCCCTTAACCCAGCACCAGATTTTCAACATGGCTTGGAAGGCAATACCAGATTGGTAAAGCTCATCATCCTCCCAGGTCCTAGTGGTAATCTTGTTTGCATCGTTGGATGCAAGCACGATTGATACGCAGGCGGCCTTGGGATTCTCACTGGCAATCCTGTATGCCCAAAGCTGGGGGCAATCAGAAGTTTCGTAGAAAGGCGAGTACTTTGGATTCACCTTCCGATTCTTCAGGTCTATGATAGCGTCACCAATATCCCGTAACTTGACGTAGGCATCACACCTTCCCGCATACCCCGCGCCGACAAGGGCTTTTTCGCACCAGTAGGTTTTCTCAATGTTTTCATCGGACCACTTCTTAAAGGTAGCGATGTATGGCTGGAGGACTTCGTCTGTGGAACAGGCTCGTCCCAGAAGGATGTTTTCCATTTCGGTATGCATCTTTGTGCCATGCTCCGCTGCTTTGCTTGTTGCTTCTTTAGAGTCTTTAACCACCCTTCTAGCGTAATCTTCGAGCGTTTCATTTTCCTCCTTTGGCAGAGTAAGCGAGGACATAATGCCCTGCTCTATCTTCCAGCTTGTTAATTGTGGCTTGTCTAAGATTCCGATAATAGATGTAACACTTGGGAGTAGGCCAAGCTTACGAGCATCGAAAACTGTAGTGTTACGTTCCTTACCGTTTGCACCTATAATTGAATGAGCCGAATCACCCTCTTGGGTGTACCAATGTCCCGCCTGGTCAGTAGCGACCAAGCGGGAATTGGAAGGCTCTTTAGCTGATATGGTAAGAGCCATACAACTTAGAACGGAACCTGGTTGCCGTCTCCGTCTTCACCGCCAACTTTGGTTGTGACCGCTGCACCAGCAAACTCCTTGCTTGCACGGATCTTGTCTTGCAACCACTCTGGCATATCTGCGAACTGACCGCCTTCACCCTGCTCGATCTCGTAATATACTTGATCGTTAACGGATGTGGTCGAAGCCTTCATGCTCTTAGGCAGCTTAGACGCACCAGCGATAGCGCAGTAGGCGCGACCAGCTTGAGAGGTTTTGTGGATGAGGGTAAGCATAGCGGTTTTGCCCAACAGATTCTTTAGGCTAAAAGCCTTCAGTTCTGCTGATGTGAACGTCTGACCGCGCCACTGTTCCAAGAGTTTCCGTAGGCTGGCTTTCTCGCCCAAGCTACGAGTCTGCTCAATGGAAACAACCATAGGCTTGCTGACCTTGGTGCGTTTACCATTCTCTTCTACCTCGAACTCATCTAGCTGTTCGGGCAGTTCAAAGGTTAAGCGAACCTTGGGGGTCCACTTCTCTTCGTTATCCCAGTTAGTCTTCTGCGTTCCCAGATCGACTAGGGAATATAGAATACCAATTGTTGCTCCTGCCTCTGGGAGCTTGCGCTCCATCTTTGCCGACTCACTGATTGTTAGTGCCATTGTAGTGTCTCCTTATTTATTGGGGTTTATTGTTGCGGGTTGAAGTCTGTCTAAATCTTCTGGCGTGTTGATATAAAATCCCTTGGCAATCGTTGGCATATATTCGACTTTGACATCAGATGGTGCAATTTGTCTAGCCAATTCACACACATCATCTGCGGTTAGGATAACAAGCCATTCTTTGCGACCATTCCTGCGGAAGAACACTGCTGGGATCTTTCCCTCTGGGCAATCACGCTTGGCCTGCGCCATCCAATCCTCTGGCTTCAATGCTTGGCAACGCTTGCCCTCTATGTGAAATGGAAAGTTCGCGCAAACCACATCCCCGCTACCACCCTCCGGATTACCAGCAAACTGTTGGCTACGGCGAGCCTTCTGCCAACCCTGTTCGCGCAAGTAACTGGCTAACTCTCTCTCTCCTGCTGCACCCTTCGCCCTGCTATTGATTTTGCCCATCCATCGGGTCTAGCGAGGTAGGCCAATGCGTGTCAACTAAAATTTAATTACGCCAAGCTTTGTTCGATTTGCTGATGTCATCATTAAACTTGCGAATCATCGCCCTAATGGTCAGCTTCTCCACAATCTTTTGATTCTTCTTAACCCAGGCCATCGCTTCCTCCATCGAGGTGACATCTTTCAGCCCATCCTCAAATTTATTCCACGCCTCTAAGTCAGTCATAGGTTCGAGAATACCCGCCAACTTTGACCTGTCGAGGGACAAAATTTAGTGGTGAGTGTTTTACATTTAGCTATGGGAATTAGCCAAAATAAGTCATCGGTCATCGCCCAGCACGCCACATAATCAACCCCAACGATCAGCTTTTTGATCTCACTCCCGCTCGCAGTTGTGAACCGATACCTATTCCTGTTCGGCTCCATGACTTGCGCGGTCTTAACTTGGATGCGATGAAACTTGCCATCTTTCTCCGCGACCAAATCGTACCCAGAGAAGTCTTCTATAGGCGTAAGCACGTTAAACCCGCACCGCAGTAACGCACCAGTTACCCTAGCCACGCCTACCGCACCCACCTGGCGCGAAGTTAATTTCATTGTTGACATGGCTTTATTTAGGGTAGAGACTATTTACATGAAAGCGATAACAACTATTGCGGTAATGGCGATGCTGATGGCATCGGTGATGGCGAATGACTTTGATGGAGGAGTATATGATTCTGGTAGCGCAGTGTTCAGTGGAGGAAAGGGATTATCCATAACATCCAATGGTCTCATAGTTGATGTTGGCATATTAAAACTAACTCCTAATGGATGTTATTCCTCATGTGGTGATGTTTATTATGGCAACGGAGAAATTGTAACTAAGAGTGGATTTCTTTATTACGGATCTAATGGGACTAAGGTACAGGTTGGGGATTATTACTCAGGAACAGCAGGATCAACCTATGTTTATGAAGACGAATCAGAATGATTAGCCACCTCCAAATGCATTCAATCTCTCATTGATTCTGTTTTCAAGGCCAAGCATAAACTTCTTTCTTCTTGGGTCAGCAGCAGCCCTTGCCCTTTCATCGGCTAATTGAGCTTGGCTTGCTGCAATCATAAGCTCCCTTGGATTCACACTATTGATTGCGCCCAATGTCTTGGGGCCAAGAGCTCCGTCAACAGCTATGTTTTGCCCAATACTTCTTAATCCTTGTTGGATATACTTTGTTGCTCCGCCCATGCCTCTATTAAATGCCATATCCTGGGCGAATGGTTGGATTGATGGGGGAAGTTGCGATACGAGCGGCGCTGTGTACTGGCTGATGTATTGCGCTGCTGCCTCTTCCCTATTTTGGGCAGACATACCAGCAATTTTCCTAAACGCCTCTGGGTGGTATCGGTCATTGATTCCAGCTACCTCGTAATCTCCACCCATATCACCAGCAGGCAAGGCGTACACCGAGAGATTGCCCTTCTTATCCCTTCTACCCTCCCAATTGACTGTTGTTTTGGCTGCCCTTATGAGGTCATTATTTGAATCTTGCGATTCATCTGGAACAAATTGAAGTGGTGCTTCTGATTGTTGAATTGCCTCTGCCATCTGCTGGGGTGCGGATGTCTTCTGTTCAACTAGTGGTTCTATTTTGGGTGATTGAAAATTACCCTGCATCATCTTTTCGTATCGTTCCATTTTATTTCTCCTTTTCTTTCAGAAAATCTTTATTGTATCTCAAGAACTGTCTTTTCCCATCTTCAGCACCTCGCTCGTAAGCCCTCTCTAATGCCTTAATCTTAAAATCTGGGTCCATTCCATCAAATGTTGAACTTTGGAATAGGTTATCAGTAAGTGCCTTTCTCCTTTGTCCCACATATTCTTGATAAATTGAGTATTGATTTTCATCTAATTTATATGTAATTTTCTTATCCATTACGTCCCTTGATATAACTGGAGGAAGCACTTTTTCGCTCCCTGTTTCTTTCCATAGCTTATATAAAGCTAAATTTGTTTCATCGCTTGGAACGCTTCTTGTGCGTGTAAAATCAAGGAAGTTGTAAAGGAATGGATTGGCTCCTTCTGGGGTTTGCTTTACAGGTTCGCCCCACATATCTCTTTTTAATGGCAACTCTTCTGCACCTACTGCTTCACGCATAAACTCTGGCATCTTCTTCTTAAGAACATTTGCAAATAATTGCAAGCTGTCATCGGTTCTTGCATCAACCATATTCTCCCTACTTGCGTTATTGAATGCCTGCAATGTATTTGGAAATGGTATGGACGTTATTGTTCCATACAAGGACTCCAGATAACTGTCGTAATCTTCCTTTGAAATTGCGTTGAGAAGCGTGTTAGTGCTTTTTAGGAATGTCTGATTCAATGTATAACTAGCTACAGATGGCAAACCCTTGAGAGTTACATCCAGAACATCCTCAAGTAGTCCAGATCCTTCGTTCTTACTTAATACATTTGAGTAAACATTAAAAATTGTTCCTAAATATCCAAAGTTTTCGTAACTCTTTATGTCATCGCCAGCCTGTATTGATGGATCTTCTCCATTCAAAAGCCTCTCCAACCCGCTTACATTTATTGTATTCGGAGGTTGGGTTGCATATTGTATTCCTCTTTCTTTAGCAGATTTTGATGATGAACCAGTAATAACTCCAGCCCGATACAAGGCAGCAGCAGCTCCTCCAATAACAGTTCCAACAATACCACTTGCAGCCATTTCTAGCGATCTTGCCCTATCTCCCTTGCTTGCATAATATGCGCTCTTTGCAAATGCAAGCCCAGGTACTGCTAGGTTCACAACGTCAGTAACCACATTAACAGGAGTCTTTGTATATGGAGCAACAATTGATTTTACGAGTGGACCAACAATAGGAATACTTTTTACCGCATTTGCAACAACACCTACTACTGCTGTAAGCTTTGTGTCCTGCTGAAATGTTGCCTCTGCTGCCTCATTTGATATTCCTTTTAACTCTGTCTTTGTTGGGAATCTTACGCTCGCAAGAACTTCCTTGGATGATTTTCCAGCCAAAATAGCTTGCTCTGCAAGAAGTCTTCCCTCTGCAAATCCTCTGGCTGGAACGTCACCAAGGGTTAATGTTCTACCTACTGGCTCAGTGTACAATCCGATTATTCCCTCAGTAAGCTTCCGTACTCGGTCAATAAGCGCAATGTTACCTTTTGCATTTGTAACCATGTCTTTTCCAGTAAAGGCTTGAGCCAGAGATTTGAATACAGTAAATCCTTTAACTCCTTCTCCAGCCAATGCTGAAGAAGCTGGTATTCCTGCTCCAAAGAATGATTTTAATGCTTCCTTGGATTTAGCAGCCCCACGAATCATTGCGCCCTTGGTTGTGAGCATTGATTGGGCTGATGTTCTTTGGCCTGCTTTGGCTATTTCTTCTGCTGTTTTACCAGATACAGTAGCTGCTTGTTTTGCAACGTAACTCAGCACGGCATCCCCAGCGTTTGC